GAGTTGCGGAAGGTGCGCCACCTGGTAAACCGCCACCTGTAGGTGGAGGAGGTACTGGAGTGGACATACCTGGGATTGTTGGTGCTTGTGCCATTGCTTTGCCTTCAGCCGTTGCACCACCAGCTTGGGGTAATGTTTGCAACATCTGCATAATTTCAGTAGGTTGCAATTCGTTAGTCTTGGATTTTTTAGGTCCAATAACTTTGTTGATTGTGCCGATTGCATTAAGGATTGAACGACCTTCTTCAGAATCAGATCCTACGGCTGGTAACGCTTGTTCTAGCAAGTCTTGTGCCATTGACAAGTTAATCATTGCTGCTTCACGGTTACCCATTTTTGGTTCTGGAGTACTCATTGGAGAACCCATAGGAGGAGCAGAGTTTTCAGACATTCCTTGCGGATTCTCTGGAGCTTCAGGCATACCACCTGGAGTAGCACCATCCCGTTGGGATTTAATCATTTGCATCAACTGGTCTGAAGGTACGCCCATAACTTTTCCTGTTAAGTTTTCAATAATCGTAATCTTAATACAACACTTGTCAAGTGGGGGGATATATTTTGCTTCCCTCCCCCCAGGGAGGGTATTCGGTCAGTCCGAAGTAATCAAAAGATTACTTGCGTGCTTTACGACCTTTGCGTGCTTTGCGTGCCATGTGAATTTCTCCTTGATAGCAGCGGTCACCTATTTCATGGGGAAGGCAGCCACACCCCTTTTTTCCTCACGGAAGGAAACTAATTAACGCTTAGACTTGCGTGATTTTTTGTGCATTTTACGCATTTTAAATCTCCTAAATTAACTATCCCCTGACTTTATTACTTGCAGCTTTTACGACCTTTTTTCATTTTGCGTGCCATGATCTTTTCCTAAATGAACTATCCCCTGATTGCCCTACCGTAATTCCGAGTTTTAGGACTACGATCAAAACTCTGAACTCCTTGTACACGATACTGCAAATTCGGTCCTTTTTCACCACGCTTGAGTGATTCAGTAGTTACTCTTGGCTGATCTGCCTTTGGTTGTACATTACCTTGTGCCATTACTGCGCTCCTTCTTTCTTAGAGTGCTTCTCTTTGGGCGCTTGAGATGGTGGCTGTGGCTGTGAAGCCTTTTGCGCTTCCATCTTCTTCAAACGCTGTATAAGCAATTGTTTACCTGGAGCTTCCACCATGTCAAGTAAAGATTCTTTATCAATTGCACCTGCTTTGTAGAGGTTAAATGCCAATTGTTTTGTATCTTCAGTAAAGATTGGGCTGTTTGAATGTGCATCTACCTTGACTACATAATCGTTGGTAAATTGCTCAGCAATAAACGGTACATCTTCTGTATCCTTGTAATGCGTAGGATCGTAGGCTTGCATGAGCTTGAGGTACAGTGTTGCGACCTTTTCCAAGCTATCTTCCACAATCAAAGCCCGCTTTTTAGCTCTTGAGCTACCAAGACGAGCTAATTGGCTTGCATGACCAGCAGAGCGAACACCAGATTCGCCTTTTCCTTGCAACACATTACCAATACCAGATACTTCCTCAAACATAGCGCTGATCTCATGGATCACTTCAAACAGATCAGGTGGCATCTGTGGTGCTAAGCGCTCTGCTTTAGCATTAGGCATATCGGAGCTTAATAAACCGCCTGGGCGATTTAATGCAAAGTTTTTCTCATCCAAAATGCCAGAAAAGCCAGTTAACGCTGTTGGAGGGCTAACTTGCTTGGACAATAGATCCAAAATTTCTACCCAACGGACATTGAGCAATACTTGGAGTTGCATGAGTTTTTGAACTTCAGATGCACCCCAGAAGTAGTTTGGCAATGGGTTAGGACAGATTTGTACAAAAGGACACTCGCCTTTTAAGAACAGTGATGCGCCTGGTCGGTCATAAATAATGACATTAGGCGCTGCCATTGTGACTACTTGATAGTCAGCAGTTTCATCATTCCACACCCACAACTCAGTCATCTCAACGGTATCTTCACCGACTTGTGGCTTGTAGCGATTTACACCATACAGATCAAGGTTCACATTACCGTAGATCGTAGGATTGGTTTGCGACATCACAATACGGTTTACGGCTTCAGGAATCTCAGATTCAGATACCCGTGTTCCAGTAGTAATGCGTTTTACGATGTCATCACGCTTGGGATGGGAATACAGACGGGCATATAGCTCGGACTTGGTAATGTAGTAAGTTTGGACAAGGGCTTCTTGCCTGTCTGTATAAGCGATGTCCTCCCTGAGAACACCGATAGAATCAGGTTCAATGAGGTAAGGGTTAATGCCGTTGTTGTAAACTAGCTTAACAAATGTGGTGTTGTAAACCAATGCCCATGTCAGTGCTGTAGAAAACACTTGGTCTGCATTGGAATTAAGCCACTCATCATTGAGGGCTTGAGTTAATCGTGGTGTCTTGCGTTGCTCAGCTTCATGAACTGATGCGCCTAGCTGTAGAGAGAAGCGAGTAGTTTCAGAGCTGTAAAGGAAACTGGTGAGTTGATCTAAGTGAGGATTGATCTTATTGAAGTACGCTGGTGGTTCTTCAGGACCAGCGCCAAACAAATAATAAGCCCGCTGAGTGGTGTAATCACCTTTGCGGGCTTCTTTCGATACCAAGCACTTGGCAATAATGTCTAAGTAGAAATCTTCTCTTGCTTCAGGGCTTGACGGTATTCTCATCGCTTAATCTGTAAGTTATCAGGATCTCTCATTGTAGAGCTTGGATCAATTGTAGGTCCTTTTATAACTCCAGCTTGTTGCGGTGTCAAGCCCACTTGTTCATCTCGTACAGGTTTAATTGCACCACCTCGCAGAAGTGATTGCATATTCAATCCTTGGAAGCCTTGCGAACCACCTCCCCAGATAGCAGCATCGCCTGGTCTTGCTTCTTTTGGCGCTTCGGGTTGCGGGATGGGTTTTCTGGAGAGCTTGTCTTTGTCAACGCCTTTTTTGCGGGTTGCGTACTTTTCGGCTTGCTCGTATTCTTTTTCGGTGAACTTGTTTTTCTTGGTGAGGAAGCCTTCTTGGTGTTCGCCTTCCCTTGTGGTTTTGATGTCGGACATACCAAATTCCATTGCAAGTTGCTTGGTGGACTTGTCGGTAAATTTAGTTTTTGCACTAATAAGGTTTGGAGCTTGCAAAAATACGACCATAACTTCTTCATGACAATCCTTCATTGGACATTGTGGTTTACGGGCTTCAAAGTATCCGTGCTTTGGACACTTGTAATCATTTACTACTGCCATTGTTATTTCCCCTTCAGTTGCTCGTCAAGTGTTAAATCTGAATAATCATGTCTTGGCTTAATACCAAGGTTAATCTTAATCTCACCATTAACCAATGTCAATTTAGTAGATTTATGCAATACAGGCTTTGCTTCTTTGCGGTATTGAACAAATAAACTGCGATCACGGTTCTGCATAATGGCTACTTCGCCACCAATCCACTCCTGATACGCTTTAGATACCCGTCTTTGCACATATACAGTCAATGGTTCGGTTTCATTTAAGAAAACATCCCGTATATGGACTACAGACAGACCAGCTAACTCAGCAAACAATGGAATAGAGATACCACGCTCTTTATCCTGTAAAAAGCGCTTAATAATCCGTCTTAGCTCAGATCTACTGTGGATTTCCGTTGGAATTGCCATATACACCTATTCTTTTCAAGTAATCTGACACATTACGCCCTACAGTGAGCTGTTCAGGGGTGAAATCATCTTGTACACGAGATATTCGCTTAGTTAGCTTTTGAGCTATTAGCCTTGGTTGCACTTGTTCAGCATAAGCAGCGCAAGCTAGGGCAGTAGCAATTACCCGATCATCCTTGTTGCGACCTGATGCTTCAATAGATGATCCATCACGGATAGTGGTTTTCATTTCCTCGATGGTGTCAATATCGTAAATGTCGAGCATCCCACGCTCAAAATAATCTTTCATGTAAGTCAACATACGCTCTTTGGTTGCTGCCGTAGTCATCCAGCCAATAGAGTTAGACAGTCCACCAATGGTGTCGTTCCTGCGCCAGATATAGTTTTGCATATTGCCGTACACATCCATGAGGTCTTTACCCAACGCTGTACCCATCGCAGCAGCTTGACGCTTAAGATTACGCAGTTCATTGATGACCGCTTGACCTGGACCATTGATTTCAAGGTTTAGCGTAGAGTTTTTGTAAGCACCAGCTAGGTGGGCAATCACCCAAGCAAACTGGTAAGTGTTCATTTCAGAGGTGGCAAATGAAGCCACTTGCTCAAGCCCGTCTGCATATACCCGCAACACCTGAATACAAAATCTATCAGCCCAGTCGCTAGATCCATAAGCAGGATCAGCACCGATAACATAATAAGCAGTGTCCACAGGTTCTTCCCAAATCTTGAGCGTGGCAAGACGCTCAGTCGATTTAAGAACTTCCGTGTCGTGAAAGTTAACTCCAAAAGAATATCTATAGGATTCATACGGTATCTTCTTCAGTTTTTTCATTGCATCCGTACATCTTGCATTAGAAAAGAAAGAAGTGCCAGTCATCACAAAAGCGTAGTCCTCAGTAGGCGGAAACTCCTGATACATCAAGCTATCGTCTTTGATGCCCTCAAGCATCTTCCAACGCCACCACGCTATCTGACGAGAATTGATCTCTACGCCATACAGCTTCTTAATATCACGCACCCACTCTTTTTCTTCACCAGTGAGTTTGCCATCCCAATAGACTTTGTAGGTCTGTCCTTCAGGATCAAGCGAGTACAGCTCATTACGCCACCAGCCACAAAAAATTGCTCTTTGGGTTCTAGCCCGTTTAGCAGTGGTGTACATATCGTGAAACATATTGAAACCCCGTGCCGTACTTTCAAAAGTGTAAAGACGGTCAGGGTTGGTTTCAGCCAAGGAAGCCAAAAGGGAAGCTAGTCCTTCTTCATCTCCCCAAGAACTGGTTTCCGTTCCATGTAGGTATGTAATAGCCTTGCCACGACCAAGACTTCCTTTAGCTCTAAGTCCAGCGACTTGATAAAAGATACGGCTGCGGTTCTTGAGGGAAAGCTGATTTCGGTTGTGAGCAAGGATCGGGATTTTGAACTCTTTGGGCAAACCATCCATATACATGGCAAGGGTTGTTCGGAACATATCCCGATTTTCTTCCGTATCCGTTGTAAGTGTTCCCTGAAGCCCTGGGTGCATGAAGTGCCAATAGAGATCGAGTGCGAGTGAAATAGTTGTGATTCCAAGTTGCCTTCCTTTCAAGATAACAAAAAAGTGGATGTCATCTTGCAAACCTTTTGCGATTTCGTTCATCACATAGGTTTGAGTACCAAGAAGGTTATCCATCTTGCGTAAGCCTTGCTCTTTGGTTTCAATCTTGAGCTGCTTACAAAAGTAGTAAAAATGTTGGAGGTTAAATTTACTCATGGTTTAACCAAGGTAATTTGTTGTCGTATTTCTGCAACATCGTATAGTTGCCTTTCTCAAAAAATCCACGATCAACGGAATATTCGTTACCACCTAGTCTAAAACAGAAAGTGCGCTCCCCTGACCAAGTAAATTTAGGAAAGACTTGTTTTGCAGTGGCGTAAAACTTACGATCTCCACCCCACCCTGGCTGTGCTAAGACACTAGCAATCATCTTGAGGTTCTCGGTTTTCATACCCCACATACACCAATCTACAAAGCGGTGTCCTTGGGCTTGCCAACAGTCGTGTAGCTCTCCTAGGGCTTCGCAGTCATCATCAAGGATATAAGCGCCATCTTTGTCATAAACGGATCTTAGACAATATGCCCAATCGTAGCCTTCATCAATCTTAGCCATGATGGATTGCACATGATTTGGCTTGTACCAATCATCGTCATTACAAAAGAAAGTGACATCCTCGTTCACTAGGAGTGCGGAAGCTGCGTACAGTCTGCGACCTTCTACATCCTTGCCACCGACAAAACCATCCCAATAGCAAACACGGACATTTTTGTCACCATACAGATTTCTAATGTCTGCAAAGGTTTGATAGTCACCGTCACAAAGAATGTAATGCACCACTGGATAAGTCTGGGCTTTCACGCTGGCAATGCAGTTAGATAGCTCCCAAGGGCGCTTCCCGTTGGTTACGGTCACTACGGCTGCGGTTTTCAATTGTGTTTACCTAGTTTTTTGATTTCAAAGTTGGGAAGATCCCAATACGCCACCTTGAGCCTAGCACTGTGGTTCTTGGCTAGGTCAATCAAGGCTTTGTAGGTCATCTCACTAAACCGTTCTTTCCATTCACTGGCAAGGGCAATCTTTTGCTTTTTAGTTTTGCAAGAAAGCGCTCTCATCATCTCGGTTTTGTACATCAACCTTTCTTGGGTTAAACGCTCAATGTCTTGCATCCCCATCCTCTGGTCCATCTAACAAGGACTTGAGGTAAGCGATTTCGCTCTCAGCTTGCATTAACAACTCTGATGACTTGGCATGAACTCGCATTAGCTCATGAAAAATTTGATCCTTTTCCATAGCCCAAATCCGTTGCATATACATCTTCTTGGCTTGGTCATCGGCTTTCTCAATGTACTGAGCTACCGACATTACATTATTGCCATTCATTCCGTTCTCCATACTCGTACCCCTTCCCCGTCTTTTCTAGCGATAAATTTACGACCTAATTGTTTGCCTGTTCTGTAGTTAGCGTTACAGACAATTTGTAGCTTCCCCGTTGGCACAAAGAATGATTCTCCGACTTCCATGACCTTATATGGGTACACATTGCGCTTTTTCTCAGGGGGTATCGGAATATTTTTATCAATTTCAATACTCATGCTATTCTCCTTATATCTTCCATCATCATACACTATCATGATACACACATACAACGAATATCATCTAGGCGATAACCTTATTCATCTCAATTACTTGCGTAAGGTATGCGCTCAAGAACCCCACCTAGACTTCACCCATCACTGTCACCCTCAGTATCACAGCCAACTACAACCTCTGTGTGAGGATGTTTCTATAGGGCTTGCAGATCTGTCGATCCCACCCGATAGTGTTAACGCTTGGATAGGGAGGGAAAACTATTTCCATAACCACCCTGACCGTGATGATTGGGTGAAATTCCATCTAGCTTGGTTTGATAAGCTATCCGACCTGTTAGAGCTTTCCTCGCCTATAGCTTGTAGGGAAGATTTACTCTTTGAGTACCCCGATTTAAAGGCAAGGGAGTACCCTCGTTTTGACTGGCTGATAGTAAACAGCCCTCCCCAATCTGGGCAGCTTCCCACCTACAACCAGGCGTGGTTTATAGACAAGGCTAAAGAACTTGCAAATCAGGGCTTAAAAGTCATTACAACCTACCCTACAGGGGTGTGTGAGAGTACTTTAGAGCGCAAAATGACGGTCACCGACATCGGAAATCTGTCACTTTATGTGGACAACATCTTAGGTGTGGATACTGGTCCAATGTGGACTACGCACAACATTTATAACCAAGACAGCGTTTTAACACGCTGTATCTACACCACCGCAGCTAAACCTTACCTATCGAAGAACACTACAGTCTTAGAAAAACTGTAATTTTTTTTGGGGTGGTATCGGAGAGGGGTACGCACCCAACCATACTCAAACCCATTCACTTGGTCTGAATCAGTCTAGATCTAGTTTGATCTAGGCTAGAGCGCCAATTTAAGCCTATAGATATATGTTAAGCGTAGTTTTTAGCGTGTAGCGTGTTGGTAACCCTTTTCAGGAATTGAAAGAGGGTAGAGAGTAGCCTAACTATCCCCTATTCATTTTACCCTGATACCTATATATAAGACTATCTACTAAGCACCTATACAAACTATAGACAATAGCTAATAGGTCTATATAGACTATAGAAACATTCTATATAGATCTATTATAGCTATGCAAAATATCATAACATAAGTATCTAAAAAAAGATTGTAGAAAAGTGTTGACAGCCTATTCTTAATGTATATAATCATACCTATGAGAGCTAATCTCATAACCTAACTACTAAGGAGCTATACATCATGGAAAACAAAATCTATCAACAGGTTACTGATCGCATCATTGCTGAGCTGGAGAGCGGAGCAGCTCCCTGGATTAAACCTTGGAAAGCTGGCAGCGCTGAAGATCAAAACATCATTAGCAAGAAACCATACCAGGGCATCAACAGACTAATTTTAGGTATGTCAGGTTTTGCAATGCCTTACTGGGCATCATTCAAGCAATGGCAGGATCTAGGCGGATCAGTCAAAAAAGGAGAAAAAGGCACTCATATTGTTTTTTACTCTCCGATCTCAAAAGATACTGTAAACCCTGAAACTGGAGCTGCTGAGCAATCTATCTATCACTGCCTGAAATCTTATGTAGTGTTTAACGCTGCCCAGGTTGAGGGAATTGAATTTGAGCAAACTAAACCAGTGCTGCCTGATTTCAATCCAGTGCCAGCTCTTGAGGATCGCATCCTCAAAACTGGAGCAAACATCAAACATAACGGCAGCCAGGCATTTTATAGACCTAGTGAAGATTCAATCACAATGCCAGCAAAAAATACTTTTATTGATGAGAGCAGTTATTACGCTACTGTTTTGCACGAACTCACACACTGGAGCGGAGCTAAACATCGTTTAGATCGTACAAAAGGAAAGCGTTTTGCTGATACTGCTTACGCTTTTGAGGAGCTGGTCGCTGAGCTGGGAGCTGCTTTCCTATGCCAGGATTACGGCATCCAGGGAGATCTACGCCACGCTGATTACATCGGATCATGGTTGAAATGCCTAAAAGATGACAATAAGGCAATTTTCAACGCTGCTGCATTAGCTCAAAAGGCAGCGGATTACATCAACGAATTAGACGCAATCACGAACCAGGCAGCAGCCTAAACAAGGGGGATATATGTATAAATTGCACTTTTACGAAGATCCAGGGCATGGCTGGCTTAAGGTATCTAAAGCCCTGTTAAGGGTTTTGGATATTGAGGATCAAATATCCTGGTATAGCTACCAGCGGGGGGATTTTGCTTATCTTGAGGAAGATTGTGATTATTCCCTATTCCAGGCAGCAATGAATAAGACTGGCAGAGAGTTTGACCTAATAAACCATATAAGCAGAGAGCGCTCTAGCAAAATTAGGTCTTATGAGCATTATTCCTATAAAGCGCCTCAATACCAATTCACCAGGGAGCTGCAATTATGACTATCAAGGATAAATACAGCGCTTACCTTTACTTATGCGCTAAACAGGGTTTAGTAGCGCTCTCGTTTAATGCTTGGATGTCAGTAAACAGGGCAGGATCGCTATTCTAGGCGTTTTTAATAGGGCAGTGGTACTTAGGTATCACTTGCCTATTTTTATCGCTTTATAAGCCGTTTTAATCATTTTTATACTTTTATCAATTATCTATACATATTTTTAGGATATATATGAAAAATCGAGATATTTATACAATTCAACGCCATTTATTCATTAAGAAAACGCCTACGCATACGCCTGTACGCCTACGCATACGCATGGATAAGGTGATAGATACGCTCTCAGTCTTTGGCTTAGTGTTGTTGGTTGGTTTGCTCTTGGTATTGTGAGAACCCCATGAGAACCCCATCGAGTTTTCGAATTGCTAAGCACCAGAACCGCTTTAGGCGGGTAGCTGCAAAAAATGCAGGTAGCGATCGTTTATCGGGTGATTGCTTAACTAAAGAGGTGCTTTCCAGTGACGGTCCTCCAGATACTAGCCAATCTCGTTTATTCCCTTTGGTGCTACACCATACGGGAGAGCTGGTTCAAAGCTCCGTATTATCGAGAGCTAGAGCAATAAAAAAGGGCTTTATAGGTAGCTTTATGCTAGAAACGGCTTTAGAAAATATGCTTGCATGATACTTTCCAAAACCCATAAAACCACCTATAAAACCCTGTCTTGAGTGTTTCTAGTCCTCAATGGAACGAATTAAATCATAAAAAAATAACTTATGCAAGTATTGCCTATAAAACCCTACGAATCACACCCTTGGTTGCTTAAAAAGCACTACGCCAAAAGGATTCCCCAAATCATGCACGCCTTTGGTTTGTATGAGGATGGTCAATTGGTTGGAGTGGTTACTTATGGAATACCAGCTTCCCCTGCGCTATGTATGGGGATCTGTGGCAAGGAATACTCAGATAAGGTTCTAGAGCTAAATAGGGTTTGCCTATTGGATAACACTAAAAACCAAGCTAGTTTTTTGGTTGCTAATTCCATCAAGCTATTACCTAAACCAACAATAGTAGTTTCCTATGCTGATACTGGTAAAGGTCATGTAGGGTATGTTTATCAGGCTACCAACTTTATTTATACAGGTTTATCCGCCAATAGGGTTGATTGGACTGTTAAGGGTTTAGAGCATAAGCACAGTAAAACCCTATCAGATGGCATGACCTTGGAATCTATCAAGGAAAAGTACGGAGATGATTTCTACTATACCGAGAGATCCCGAAAGCACAGATACATTTATTTTCATGGTGATAAGCGCCAAAAAAAGGTTATGAAAAACCTATTGAAATATCAGATTGAACCCTACCCCAAGGGGGATAGCAGTAGATACGATTCAGGGGATGCAGTAGAAACACAAGGACTTTTAAACCTATAGGAGGAAGTATGAGTAAAGCAGATGATGATGCACAGAAGTGGATGGAGATGAACTCTAAAGTCCAGTATCGTAATTTAATACGGGCTAAAGAACTAGGGGATCTCTATTACATCAACGCCCAGGGGGATGTAGTCATACACGATCCAAGCAAACCTATTGAGGAGAAAACAACACCTAACAAATAAATTGCACTAACGCAAATAATGTAGTAATGTTCTATCTGTAGTACCTAAACCTAACTATTTATTAAAGGAGCTAATCATGCACTTATGCAAGGATTGCAAACACTATCAAGAGCATAGTGGTTATTGCTTACGCACACCTAGGGTTGATCCTGTTACTGGAAACCCAAAATACTATTACGCAAGAATTGAGAGAGAGTGTGAAACCTCTACTGGCTGTAATTTAGTCGGTCAATTCTTTTCCCCTATTCGAACCCTCAAATACACAGATGAGGAATTGGATGATCTTTCTACCATTCCATTCGGTAGATAAAACCTAACTACAAGGAGTTAATCATGGCTACAAAGAAAGCAGTACCAAGTTTTCCAGTTAAGAAGGTTGGCAGACCTAAAAAGATCGAGTTATCCGAGCTAGACAAGCTAAAGAACCTAGTAGGTCGGCAAGATGATGTAGTGGCACAGCTACAAGATAACTTGCGAGATCTTGAGCTTGAACTGGCAGAGAAAACCCAAGAGATTGATCTGTTGGAAGGTCGCATTGAAAACTATCGTGAAATTCTCAAAACCTTATTGGAGATCACAGAATGAACAATCAAGCAGATTTTGCACCAGAGGTAAGGCGCTCCGCTATTTGGTCAGGTGACAGCCGTAAGGTTGCTAATGGCAAGATGGTTGATGTCATCCTTGAAAAACAAGGCAAGAAAGAGATCCCAGACCTATCAGGGGTTGAAGCAGTGCAATTTGGTCACATCATGCAGCCAGTGATCGGCAGACTTGCACAAGATAAATTAAAGATGGAATTAAAGGATGCAGACTATGCAATCACCCACCCCAAGCATGATTGGTTTCGTAGCCATTTTGATTTTATTAGTGCTGATGGTAGCACTCTTGTAGAAGCGAAAAACTACAATGCAATCCATCGAAATAAGTTTGATCTCGATACTAATCGTATTCCTGATGCGGATTATGCACAACTCGTTCATGAAGCTGCTTGTCATGGCATACAGAAAATATATCTTGCCGTCTTATTTGGCGGTCAAGAGTTCTGTATGTTTGGTTTTGACATCACTGAAGGTGAAAAAGAGGATCTTATTAAAAAGATGGCAGAAGTTTGGGGTTATTGCCAAGCTGATACTTTGCCACCAGCTCAAACGATTGAGCAGACTAAGATCATGTTTCCTAACTCGAATGATGGTGTCATTACGGCTACGCAGCAAATTGAGATGGCTGTCACTTATCTTAAAGATATTAAGAATCAAATTAAGAATCTTGAAGCTACTGAGGAAAATATAGAGGTTCAAATCCGTAACTTGATGGGGGAAAGGCAAGAGATTAGGGCAGTAGATGGCACTACTTTAGTCACTTGGAAGTCCTCTAAAGGTTCTAAACGCTTTTCAGCAGAGTTATTTAAACAAGGTATGCCCGATATTTATGAGAAGTTTGTTATTGAGCAGCCAGGTTCTCGGAGGTTCTTACTCAAATGAACGCAGAAAAAATAATAGCGTATGCCATGCTTTTAGGGTTATTCATTGGTTTTGTTTTTCAAATTTATAAATTGAAAGGGCTTTTATGAATAACTTAGACCTAGCAATATGGGTGATGACAGCCAGCTCTGTCATAGACACGATCCTAACTATTATGGAGAAATTATCATGAGTAACTTAGTCGCATATTCCGAAATGGAGCAAATGGCTACGGCAATCGCTGCTAGTGGTTTGTTTGGCATGAAGGATAAAAATTCAGTCCTAGCACTGATGGCAGTAGCACAAGCAGAGGGTTTACACCCTGCCACAGCAGCCAGAGATTTTCATATCATTCAAGGCAGACCAGCACTAAAAG